CTAACCATAAAAATTCTATTGCTTTTACTTCTGCTGTATTCGCCTGCCCACTCATTTCTCTAACCCTCTCACTTTCTTATTGCACAATGATTTCCTCATACAAATCGATTTGTCCACTCCAGTATACTGTCCATAATTATCTGTTATCTCATAACCCATCGACTTATACAAATTTATCGATGCAACTAATAATTCACCCGTTTCCAATATTAATGTCTTGTATCCTTAGCCCCTTTGTTTTCAATTCAAACGGAACATAAGAAGCCTCTGATTTACTGAGGTTTTCGTGTGAGCATCACGATGGTTTCGCTATGTGTTGAAAGTTGCTTCCTTATACTATATAGCGAAACTATCCCCATATTGTCAAAGGGGTGGGGGGAACGGGAGCAATCCCAAATAGGAGGTAAACGCCCATTATATACCGTTTAGCTTAATAAACCATATTGTTAAATTATTTATATTTTCCACAACCATTTTTATATTTCAAATTCGATTCGCAAGGACAAACTTCATCTCCGTTTCTAGGTCGTGCAAAAGCCATCATGTACGCAGCATACCTATCCAACGTACTATCATCTGGAATAAATGACCCATCCCTAAAACCTTCCAATCTTTCTATCTCTTTTTTTAACTCGATAAAATTTTTCACTAAAATGGAATCTGATAGTGGGAAATATAGACTCGCTATTGGTTCCTTTAATACTTGTAACTTTTTATCACAAAGAAATAATACTTGGCTTCCATCATCATGTGGAGATACATCAACCATATCACCATTCTTATCTTCTATTATTGCGTGAGACTCTGCTTGTAAATAAATATTTTTACAACGTCAAATTTTCCAACCAATAACTCTCTCCCCCAAATTCATTAATATAGGATTCTGTATTTTGAAAACATTTCCCCTGCGCACTATTTCCACAAAGAACAATAGCGACATAAACCTTGCGAATCCCCTCATGAATATTATCCGTAATCCTAAAGCTGATTGCTTTTCCTTCATACTCAAATGTTCCATCCATATCCATATATTTGCTCCTTCTACACTAATCTAATATCTCTAATTCCTTACGAGGCTTATTTTTAACAATTACATAGCGTTCGTTATTTCTATCATCATCATAAAAGTCATGAATCCACCCATGCACTTTAAGTGTTGCCAATACGGTCTTAATATCTTGACTTTTTGCATAGTTTTTGCGACCACCACTTTTTGTAAAAATCCCGTTCAATTCAGATAACTCAAGTTCCTCAAAGTGCCTTTTGCAAGTTTCTTCATTTAATCTTGGAATAGCTCCTGTAAAAATCTTAATTCTTCGTTCACGAGCTACAGTATCCGTTTGAAATATAATTGACATTAAATCATCATCAAGCTCCATATTTTGAGCAATTATTTCATTAATACTTGCCACCGTTACTGCTATTTGGACTATTGTTGCTTGTGTTTGCTGCCCATATTGAGAGTAATTCTTATAAAGATATTGTTTATCTGCTGGATTAAAATTGTTTGATATAATATGTGCATTAACAGCATCTGTATATCCCTTTTCAACAACAGATAATGGCTCCTTAGTATAAGCAAGTAATTCTATCTTCTTTTCATCTGCAACGTCCCAAATGATAATTTTCAAAACTTCCTCCAGACTAAACAACTCATTAGTTTGTAAACCACAATATTCATCCAGATTTTTCTTTATAAACATCAGCAAACTCTCCGAATATTTATCACGAACAAATGTAAGTCCTTCTTTATCCATTCGTAAAATCTCATTAACAATAAGTATTTCAAGCTTATCGCTCTCAATACTGTCTGCCGTAAAAGTATCGAAATAGTATCCTAAATCAGTAAGAATTTTCTTATATTTGTTATTATTCATAGCATTACATATTGCCACCGCATCATATAGACTCACAGCTACATCTTTTCCAAAGTCATCTTCAACTGTAGTAAAGTTAATTTCCGATTGTGTATCATTTACATATCTGATAATTCCCTTATCAAGTCCATTCTTTCTAAAATATAGTACGAAATTAGTCACTGAAAAGGAAACTATACCTCGATCTATCATTACTATCCAAAGTTTTGGCTCATTAACTTGTCCAATATCGTTAATAGTTGTAGAAAGTGCTTTAATATAACGTTCCTTTTCAGGATCATCTACATTAACGTTATTTAAGAGTTTTACTACCATTTCTTCTTCATCAGATATGCTGCCGCCATTATCTAACATGACTTTCATATATACCATCATATTTTTTGAAATATATGTTGCCAATGGCGAATCCGAATGCTTCTGCACTAACGTATAATTTCTGTGAACAATATCTGAGTCTTTGTTAATCCCATACATCTTTTGTAGCATTAACGTGATATTATCAAACGTCAACTCATATAAACAGTTTCTATAAACCTCATTAAACAACTCCTTGTCTGATGCATCATAATCAACAGCATAAAATGAAACGCCAATATGTGAAAAACCAGATATTAATTTTGTAATATTAGGCTGCTCGATTCTTAAATAATCAGGAGTATTAGAAATATACTCTGTCAAACATTCCTCAACATTTACTATTTCGATGCTCTCATTATTGCAAAAATAAAGAGTATCTATTGAAAACTGTTTGATTTGCTCAGCAGCTATGGCTCCACCTTCCTTCACAAGCGAAAAAAACTCTGCCCATAACTCATTCATCTTTACTACAAACTGCTCACGCGCTTTGTCTGTATCATAGAATTTTGCAATAAAATCAAAATTCCTCTTATCTCTGATTTGAGCAATAAATATTTTCAAATATTCATTGTATTCAGCATTAATAAGTAAACTCTCAAACAAATCAAAATTCAAAACTTCTTCTTGTTCAAATTCTACATTTCTAAGTATAGATGATTCAATAACTTTTTTAGGTTCTTTAAGTGCATATATATATTCTGCACCACGCCTATCTGTGATTCTACGCAAAAATGTTTTATCATTTATGCTTATACTATCTTCATAAAAATGAGTCATATAGTCTGCATATGTTTCATCAATATGGCCATTCCGAATAAGAAATTTAAGGAGTACAAAATATTCATTTCTTTTAATATCTTTGAAATCATCTTTTTCCCCAATCTCATTCTCGTGCTCCACCGCAAAAATGGCATCCACATTTTCTCTAGATATAAGTTCTTTTAATAACTTTGTTTGTGTTACCAAAATATCATGTTCAATATCAGTCAGCTGTTTTTCAAGCTTTGAGAAATTATCACCTTGTGCATCTTGAATTGCCTGCCTTCTCTTTTCTTGTTCTTCATCAAATTGCTTTTTCAATTTTTGAGTCACCCCACTTGATTCTCATAGCTTAATAACCGTTCTTCTTGGTCTGTGGACACTCGGCAATATGCTGCCACTCTCACTTTCTTCGTGTTCTGTGCCTCGCTCTCCACTGTTAAATCTTGCTTCGCTGGTATAACGGTAATGCTTCTTGCCATCAACAATCACCTCCTCTACTACCGTTGGCTCTGTTATATTTTCTTTCGTTACAATGACATCATCTATAGCTACTCCCTTACACATACTTTTACCCTCTGTAAGGTATGTGGAGCATATCCACCAAACTTTGCCCTTATATCGATGGGCTCGCCTTAATGACATTCTACAAAGCGGACATTTAAGTAAGCCACCAAGCAGATATCGGTTCTGATATTTCTTCATTCCTCCTTTTCCAATATTTCTGCTCCTCTTTCTTCTTTCTCGTCCTTCTTGTGCTTCTTTCCACAGTTCCTTTGATACAACAGGCGGATGATTATCAGTGATGTAATAACTCTGCACCTCACCCCTATTTAGCACCGTCTGATTCATCTTATTGCTTGGGGTATAATATTTTTGGATATGAAAATCGCCTTTATACTTTTCATTGCTAATCATTCCTTTTAATACCCCATTCGCCCACTTACCGCCCCTTACCGTCTTAATACTCATTTCATTTAACAAACTTATTATTCGCCCCATACCTACACCATTTGCCGTAAGCCCAAATATCAACCTTACAACCAAGACTTCTTTATGATTTATTACCAATTCGCCATACTCATTTTTGTCATATCCTAAAAAGCAAGTGGTGTTAATCATTCCCTCTCCCCTAGCAAATCTTTTCCGTATAGACAATTTGTTGTTTTCACTTTGACTTCGACTTTCTTCCTGATAAAAAGAAGAAAGGACTGAAAGCATAACCTCTCCATCCTCTGAAAGCGTATTGATATTTTGCTCTTCAAAAAAAATACCGACACCTAGTTCTTTTAGCTCTCTTGCTACGCTTAGAACGGTGACGGTATTTCTCGCAAACCTTGATATGGACTTCGTAATGATTAGCTTAATATTTCCTTTCCTTACTTCCTCTAGCATTTCTTGAAACTGTGGTCGTTTTTCAAATATCCCGGTAATTCCTTGATCGGCATACACTCCCATGAATTCATAGGTTGGATTGTTTTTTATTACCCTTTCATATGTTGATATTTGATTTTCCAAGGACTCTTCTTGCTTTCTACTATCCGTTGATACCCTTGCGTATGCACAAGTAGGTATCTTCTCATAAGCATTTGCCTTTTTGGCCTCTATCTTTTTAGCTTGTGCCAAGCTCATCACCTCCCCAATAAGCACTTCTAAATTCCTTAATGCACTGGTACTGATTTGTTGCATCTTCAGCTTTTTCCAAGGAAAGCACCTCTATTTCGCTTTTTTCACACACTTCCATAAATCCTAAGAACTGACTCCAATTTCTGGCTATCATGGTAGCATTTCTTGTAATAACTGCATCCCACTTCTTTACTTTAATTTCTCTCTTAAGCCCATCAAAGATATCTCTGTTAGCTTCAGCTCCTAATGCAATTTCAAAAAACATTTTCATCTCCCACTTGCCAGCTCCAAAGCGTTCATCTAACTTATTCTTTATCGGCTCTAAAAATTGTGTGTAGTCATTCCTTCTTGGATTCATGCGGCAATAAAATGCTACTTGCTTTCTTTGCGTTGTTGTTACCATAAAAACCTCCCTTCTTTTTGATAGTCTATTCATCACTCTAAACTACCACAAAGTCAAGCATTACCAACGTTTCCTCCTCTTATATTTCTTTGTTCTCGCAAACTTGTCACCGTTAAAAAAAGTAGGCCAGATAGGAAATTATCATCCCATCTGACCTCATCATCTTTCAATTAAACTCGTGTGGCAAAATCAAGTGCAATCCAACCCGCACCCGATTTCAAACATCCCCACCCTTCCTTAGAGCCAGTTCCGCTTTTGGTTTCCACAATGGTAAACGTTCCCTTACCAGTTTTTGCACCCGTCACTGCATAGTTTGTCCCCGCACCAGTTCTGATATTCAAGTCATTAATGGATACCCTTACTTGAAATGCGCCACTTGCACTTGGTGTGCTAGGTGTACTACTTGGTGCATTTCCTACTCTCTTACAATAAGCTTTATCGCAATTAATCCAACCTACTCCTGATTTCAGTCGTCCCCAACTTCCGTTTTGGATTTCTGTAATGGTATAAGTGCCTTTATCCTTAATAGCACCAACCATCCCATGATTAACTCCTGGTCCAGAGCGAATATTAAGGCTTGGGACTGTGACTGCATATAACCCTGTGTTATAGGTTGTACTTAGTGTGGCAGTTGTTGTTCCACCGCCAGTGGAAGTACCTCCTCCACTTGATGCCTGCCCTAAAAGACTTTTAAACTCTGCCCATTTTCCCTTTGCTCTGATTTGGCTTGGACAGTTCTTTGCACACACATTTCAACACCGATGGTGTTTTGATTATTAACTGTTCCAAATAATCTACCACCATAATTCCTACCAACGTGCCAACACCCTCTATTATGAGGTGTTGTTTGATAAGCTGTATCACCATCATCAGTATAATAGTGTGCTGACATTCTATTAAAATTACCCGCACATTGTGCTTTTGCATGAGCGAGAGCATTTGCTCCCGCTCTAAAGTTATCCGTATTATGCACGATGATGTACCTTGGTGTATTGCTCGCATAAGTGTTGTTGTTTGAAATATAACTCTTATTTACTTTCATACTCTTGTTCCTCCATTTCATTTTCGTTTGCCGTTTGTGCTTCTGGGTGAGGCGGATAGATTAAATCTCCACGGTTATCCTCAGTCGCTTCCTCGCCTTTTTCGATGGACTCATTATTGTGAAGCTGTGCCAATACATCTTTTAATTTCTCTGGTACTGGCAGACCAATGTGCGCAGCATTCTCTAATAGGGACATACCTTCATTACTCAGATAACAGAAAATGACAGCTGTCCGAAGAACGCTGCCGTCACTAATGATGTGGGTATCTACAAGATGTCCGATACCCACCATTACAAAAATGAGTATCTTTCTGAATAATCCTTTAAATCCCACATTACTAGATAATTCCTTGTCTACGATGGCACACATCACACCTGTTAAGTAGTCAATCACTACAATAGCAATCAGCATATAGAGAAAGCCATCTAGCCCTCCTAAAAACCAACCAAGGAATCCTCCCATTGTTGCAATAACTACTTGTGTTCCTGTCCATAATTCTTTCATTGTCAAATCCTCCTTTTTTATTTTTTTCTATATAAAAACGCCCTCGTCGAAACGAAAGCGCAATCATATGTCAATATACTTATTATTTTTGAATCGTTCTAAACTCACCTTCTAGTGCATCAAGCAGTTCCTCTCCTAGCTCATCAGCTTCTTCGGTTGTTTCTTCCAAATCCCGCTCCATTTCATTAAGCGTTGCTTTGGCATTATTCAATTGAATCTCCCAATTCTTTGTCCGTCTATCATTCTCCCCGAAACTTTCTGATGAGTTTTTAAGTGCCGCTTCAAGAGTTGATATCTTTTCTTTTTGCTCATCAATGGATTTATTAAGGACAGCAGTTCGTGCGGATACAGCCTGGATACTTTTATCATTCTTATCAAACTGAGAAGTAACGAGTTTCATTTCACTACCTAGAACCTTAAAAGACTGATTGATTTCTCGTAGTGCATTTTTAAATTCTCGTTCTCCTTCTATGCCGATTTTTAAACCAACGTTGTCTGACACGTATACTCACCTCCTCCATTTTTGTGCATGAAAAAGCAAGGGTATGCTCTATGCATAATCCTTGCCTTTTAATATATTTATTTTGCATCCATTTCTTTAAAAACTTTTAACTTCATTTTCCAATAATCAATAGCCAGTTTCATGTACCGCTCTACATCATCGGCATCTTCTATCTTTTGTTTACCTTCTTCGATAATTCTCAATACGAAATCTTCCTCTTTGATAAAATACACCTTTTCACAATAATCGAATATATCATCGAACAGATCTAAATGTCCTTGAAGGCCGTTAATATTTACTCCGGCATTGATAGTAATACCTAGATTAGCCTTTTCATTTTCATTTGTTGAGTAGTATTCATCAAGCATAGAAATAAATGTGTCAAATCTATCCAACCAGTCTCCATTCCCCCTACTTTTAAGACCCTGCAAGTTACCAAGGCTTTGCATTAGAGAAAAATTCAATATTGTATGATGCATACTTTTGCAATACTTTAAAGTCTCAATCTGTCGCGCCTTTTCATCCTCTTTTTTATTGCTCATAATGATTTTTAAAAATTTATCGTATTTACTACGCCATTTATTTTTACTATCCTCTTTAAAATCAAAGTCTGTTTCTCCAGACATTCTTAACGCCGGCCTAATGTATGTTTTCCCTTTAAACTCTTTCATTTTTGTGTTTTTCTTTAGAGCTACCAGCCTATTGCTTTTCTTAGATAATGTATCTACATATGTATAGTCTTTAACAGCTACAGGTTTTTTCTTTCCATAAAGTGATACATAATAACGGAGCATGTCAATATCATATTCATATAAATCTTTCCAATTAGCATAATATTTTTTGTAACTTTTCCAAGCTTCTGGGGATGAATCCGGGTCATACTCAGTTCCATCTTGAATTGATACTATCGGCTCATAATAGTCTATCTGCATATTCTAACTCCTTATTTTTTTCTATCTACTTTAGTGTAGCCTATCCACTATTCAAACTCAACAAAATAATGAATCATAATTGTTAAATCCCTGCTGGGATAATCTCATCAATGTAATACTCCTGTTTTGGTTTGCTCATTCCCATGAACTGCCTATGGCATTCCCATAAATCAAGAAACAGTCCAAGTGGTGCAAGCCAGAAGGTTTCCTCGCTCATGCCAAGTTGGACTGTCCCATAATAAAGTAGGCGTGTAAATGACTCCTCATCGCTTACACGCCCTTTTGGTTTTTTCCATCTGTTTCACTTTCAATGTTTCTTGCTGTTCCTTTAAACATTGCTTCTGTAATTGCACTTTTATATTTTGCTAAATCAAGAGGTGATGTTAATAGCTCCACATACTCTTCTGTTAATTCTTTTTTCTTATCATCCTTGTTTTTAAGATTATGTATCTTAATGGATTGATTAGCTAAAAGAGTAATCAGCCAGATAATTTCATCAAGAGCCATTTCAAAGTTCTCTGATTTTAGTAACTTATCGCCAAGATTATCAAAACCACCATATCGTTTTGCAATCTCTTTTGTTGCTCTAGTAATCAAGATAAGCGTATACTCCTCCCCATCTAAAAGAATGGTTGCGCTTCTTTCTTTATCCATCACAGTCACCTCTACCTTTCAAATTTTGGTTCATATACTTTTGTATACCAGCCATCAATCGTTGCTTGTGTCACATCACTATCACTATCGCCCTCGTCTACTTCTGCTTTCCAGGGGTGCTTATCATTACCATCTAGCTTATTTCTTCTCATCACCGTACCTTCAATGGTTGGGTTAGAAAAGGTAATGCTATCACCCTTGGTGGCTAGGCTTGTGCTAGGTACTGCAAATTTTACACGATATAACCACAAATATTTATACTTCCCATTAGACTTCCTCGCACAAAAACCAACAGCCACCGGTGTTCCGCCATCTTCTCCTGATGCAATAAGTACACCATTATCATCAACCTCTGCTCCCGTTAGTACCATTGCGACACTTCTTCCAATGTTATCTACCCCAAGAGTTAATTTCCCGTCTTTAAATTCCTTTACAACTTCTGATGCACCATCATCCGCATAAAGAGTCGCTTCTGCTAGTTCTACCGATAACTCAGCAGTCATAGCTTTGGCGAGCATCACCGGTGTGCCATAGGTTTCTTCTCCAGTGGTAGGTGCTTCTGTAATTGGTGCATAAAATAATTTATCTAACCCTATTGTTGCCATTTAGTCTTCTTCCATTTCATAATACTTTGCAACATCTATTACAAAGTGATAGTATTCTTCTTCGCATCCAGTAAATCTTCGTTCCGTAATGGTAAATTCTTTCTTTAGTAAAAGCTTTTCCAAATCATCTTTAAGGGTCAAATAATTGCCTTTTTTAAAGACCGACATTCTCACTTCTCTTACATCAATCCCTGGCGTGTTATCACCATAAATATCATAGGTGTCACCAAGAGGTGTAATCACAGCATATGCCTTCAGCGGTGTGTCTTTAAATGTTCCCGTTGTAACAGGTAAGCTGGTAGATGCCAACACTTCATTTAATTCCTCTAATATGGATATCATATCTTTGACACCTCACTTTCAAGTTTTTCTTTCATTGTTTGAATACAAGCTTTGCGCATTTTAATCTTTGCCGGCTTTAAAAAGGGGTTAGATGCTTGCCCATGTTTCCCATACTCCAGAAGATTCGCAAGCATTGCATTGGATTTACCATCTGCTCTTGGTTCAGCAAAACCAATCTTTACATTCCAATTGCCATCTCTATCTTGCAAAGAACTAGATATTCCAAGTGCCGATAGCAACTCTCCTGTTGAGCGGCTTTGCTCTTTGGTATTTTTCCCTATAACAGAAGATAGGCTTGCTCTTACTGCCTCTTCCATTACACTTGCAGCACTTTCCAATACCTTTGGCAAAATATCATCTGTATGTTTTTCTAAGGATTTTACTTTTTCAAAGAAATCATCTGACATCTTTATCGTTGCTGTTGCCATATCTACTGACTCCCCTCTAGCATTTCTGCCATAACTTCCAAATACATCCCTCGTTCTCTTACATTTTCAACCGATAAGATTTGATAAGACTTCTCTTTCCATTTGATTGTCATTTCACTTGTTATTTCTTCATTTGGAATCACACGAAATCGAAATAAGGTAGTCGCTGTGGAAAAAGTAGCCATATTAACCCATTTTTCACTTGCTCGTTTATCTTCTTTAAACGCACGTACCTTTGCTACTACCACATCCTCTGTTTCTACAAATCCATCTTTATCTTTTACATGAACATTCTTACAAATGGTAATGAATTGATTCATCTTTCCAAAACTCACATCTGCCACCGTCTTTCTAATCGAAGTAAAAGATTCACTGTATTCCATACTTGTCCTACAGCATTTACATTATCTGCAAAAAATCCACCTGTACTTCCATCCCTACTTTCATAAAAATGTGAGGCAAGCATAATAACCGCCTGCTCGGTGGTTGCTGGAATATCATGTTCTTTATAATATCCCTCTTCTATATGCTGATAACTTTCTGCATAAGATAAAGCAGCGATGATGAAGTGAAAAATCACTTCATCATCTATACCATGCTCTATCAACAGATTCTCTTTTACTTTTTCAAGTAGAGTACCCATATCTATCCCTTCATCTTTAAAATCTGCACTGCCTCTGGAAGAACCAGTTTTCCATCGACTCTCTCTTTTGCAAGGAAACCAATCATCCCATTTCCTGCAAAGAGTTCTCTAAGTTCTCCAAAAGAACGAGTTCCCCGATCTCCAATGTTGTAATAAGAGTAATCGCCAAAAGCAAGTACCGGTTTTCCCGCTTCTGCAAGTGGTGCATAAGCAGAGGTATAAACTGGATATCCCAGTAATCTATCTGGTTCTCCTGCTTGGAACGATGCTTGCCAAATGTAACCAACATTGGTTTCTTTCAATTTACGGATAGCTGATAACGTTTGGTCATTTACAATAAATGCTGCATTCTTTCTGTATGGACGTTTCAGTGCATACACTAAGCTAATAATATCATCAGCTGAAATATTGGCTCCCGCTGTTGTTACGCCTGCTTGACCACCGCCTGTTTCATCAAAGATACCAAGGGGCCTTCCTACTCCATCTCCATTTAAAAATGCATCCTCTTCCGCATTTGCTAATGCTTTCCCAAACTGAGTAAGAAGATAATTCTCTAACCCAAGCGCGTTGTCATATAAGAGTTCTTCTGTCACTTTTACTGCCACATGAAGTTTGTGTGCATCCATTAAAATTTGAGAGAATTTTGCATCCCCAAAGGTTAACTCCCCACTTTCTTCGATCCAAGATGCCGCAGGTTTAGATCCTGCAATATTAATCTTGTGCTGACCACTGGTTGTAATTACTGTAGCGAGACCACGCATGATGTTTTCTTCTTCTAACACATCAATTAAACGTGAATCATATTCGTCTGGTACAAGATAACCACCATCTCCATCAATCCCTTCAGATAAGACATTGCTTACTTGTCTAAAGTTTGTACGCAGTGCTTGTAGCATCCCGTCCTTATATTCATCTCTTGCTCGTCCTACTTTCTCTTTCCCATCTGGTTTCATTGGTTGGCTTACAATCGGTATATTGACTGGTTGACTTAGTTGATTTTCCATTGTTTCCATTGCTTGCAATCGTTCAATCTCCACACCATAGTTTTTTACCTTTTGTTCCATCTGAGCATAAGTTTTTGCATCTTCTTCAGATAACAAACCATCTTTATCTCGTTTGCTTTCTACAAAAGCCTTTGCTCCATCCCATGCCTTTTTTCTTTGTTCCTGTAATTCTAAAATTTTACTCATCTTTCTTACCTCCAATTTTTCATTAAGTTGAGCCTTTCCATTGCTGATTCTGCCGACATTGTTTCTTTTTCTTTCTCTTTGATACGACACTTTTCTGCCAGTTTATCTATCAAGGAATTACTGACTTCCAGTCTTGAAAACAACATGTATCCATTGCCATTCGGTTATCTGCAAGAATATATGCTTTCTTTTGTGCTTCATTTAGATGATCTGCAAAAACGCAGGGAACTTCTGTAATCTCTTCTTTGGCTGCCATCACTCTTCCATGTCCAGCAATAATGCCGAAATCTTTATCAATAATAACTGGATTAATAAAAGCAAATTCTCTTAGAGAGGAACGTAACTTATTAATCTGTTCCGGTGAGTGAGTCCTAGCGTTATTTACATAAGTCATTAACTTATCAATTGCAACTAACTGCATATTAGTTGTTGTTTTCACACCTGGTAAACCAGCGCTGGTGCCGGAATCAGATAAAAGACCGGCCATAAATACAGCCGCAGATGATTTTAATGACAATGAAAAGTAAAGGAGAAAATATTATGTCTAAAATTCAGAATCCAACAAAAGTAATTACAGGTGTTAACACAAGATGGAGCTACGCAAACGTGCGGGATCCAAAATCTATCAATGGAGGTGCGCCAAAATACAGCGTTTCCTTAATCATTCCTAAATCAGATACAGCTACTGTCGCCAAGATTAAAGGTGCTATTGAAGCTGCTTATGAGGAAGGTCAGTCTAAGTTAAAGGGAAGTGGTAAAACAGTACCAGCACTTTCCGTACTTAAGACTCCACTTCGTGATGGCGATTTGGAAAGATCTGACGATGAATCTTACACAAACAGCTACTTCATCAATGCCAACTCTGCAACAGCACCTGGTGTCGTTGATGCAGATCGTCAACCAATCCTAGAACGCTCAGAGGTATACTCTGGTGTGTATGGCAGAGCTTCTATTAACTTTTATGCCTTAACTCAAATGGAAATAAAGGAATAGCTTGTGGGCTAAACAACTTACAAAAAGTTCGTGATGGTGAGCCTCTTGGTGGTAAGTCTCGTGCTGAGGATGACTTCGCTTCCGAAGAAGATGACGATTTCTTAAGCTAATCCCATCAGCACTTAGTGACAATCAATGCGGGGGGCCCTGCTGCCACCTGCGACAATCTTAGAAAGAAGGTAAAACTATATGGAAATATTATTCACTTATGAAACTGCTAAACACACATTAGTTATGATCTGACCCCAAAAAGTTGGACAAAAAAGAGATTAAGCAACTAGCAAGGATTGAATTCTGTATTGAACAGGACTCAGTCCTTTTAGTTTGCTTTTAATCCGTTTGTTGTTATAGTAACTTATATATTCTTCAAGTTCCATCTGAAATTCTTCCATGGACTCAAATTCTCTTAAATAGAGCAATTCTGATTTTAATAATCCAAAGAAATTCTCCATTACTGCATTATCTAAACAGTTTCCTTTCCTTGACATACTCTGCTGGATCCCTTTTTCTCGCAAGCGATGTTGGTATTGCTTATGTTGATACTG